TCACCTGCGGCGGCAGATAAAAAACATAGCGATCATAGCGCTTCCCAGCAACACTGCTTGTGTGGCCGGCTCGGGAATAGTGGAAGTGGCGGAGGCATATATATTGTCGAGGGCAATGGCCGTATCGAGAGTTCCGTCCGTATTATTCAATCTCATTGAGAGATAATTCCAGTTTGCAGGATTGGCAGCAGCGGTGACGGAGATTGCTTTCAAATTCAGGTTAACATTAGTCGTGCTGGCCCCCGCCTCGGTCCAAACCGAAGATGCGCTGGATAAATCCTTGTAAAGAAGAGTCACAGAACCGTTCCCCTCGTTTGCCGCGAAATCGAATACCAGTCGCAAGCTCAGCCACGAAGTGTCAGTGATCGAGGAAGGGACATTACTCTTAAATGCGCTATAATCGAACGTGCCAGAGGCGTTGTTTACACCGAGATAAAATTGCTGGGTGTTGCCCGCTGAATAGAGGCCGACTGAGAAGGCTTGTAGATTGGTTTCTTCGGTTGTTCGGTATCCACCAAACAGGAGACTCCTCGAATAACCGGTAGTCCCTTTCTGCCACTGCATATCCACTTGAAACACGGCATCGTTTTGAGTGGCGGCATAAGGCAGATCAAATGGCCGCCAAGCGTAAAAATCCCCATTGGAAGTAGCGGCAACTACTTTGGAGGTATTGGTTCCCGTCCCCATAAGAACGACCGGATGCCCTCCCGACGGGCGAGTCCATGAATCTTGCGACCCCAGATTTTCTAACTGAAGTGACTCAAAATCGTAAGTCAGGGCAGTAGTGGCGGCAGGCAGTCCTGCGAGTGGAATCAAAAAGCACAAGGCGGCGCCAAATGCACGGAATATGGAGCAGGAGTTTATATTATTTTTCATGGGAAGATTTGGGTCTTGTTTAGCGTGAAGGGGAAGAATCATAGATCTATCGCGCCCTCTTGTTTCTAAAGTGGGCGATAAAAAGCAATTCCCTCGTAACTTTACACGTGAAGTTGCGGAGAGTTCTCCTCTTTATCGGAGCAGTAAAACGGTCGGACTAATTTCCGCCGATTTTGCGTAACGCCGCAACCAGCCCCTGCCAGTCTTCCTGCGTCGTTGACCAGGCACTACTGATGCGCAAAACCCGGCGGGCTTCGTCGGGGGCGAGACCAAGCGCGGCCAGCACATGCGACGGACCCGCCTTCCCGGTGGGCAGGCCGAGCCGGTGGAGACTTGCACGTCCTGTTTGTCGAGCAGCGTGACCCAGCGGGCGCTGTCGGGCGCGGCCAGCGGGTTGTCGGAAGGAATGGGCAATTGGAGCGAAATCGTATTCCACAGCCGGTCAGTGCCCGCTCCAATAACGCGGGCTCCGGGACAACCAGGCGTCGTTCGCCCTTTTTACCGAACGCGACAAAAAGAATCCGGTGGGACTGGATTTGGCTCCGGTCGCATTGCCCCGAACGGAGAGGGAGGGGGGAGGCGGTTTTGGAGAACTTCGTTTTTACAACGCAGACGACGGAAGCGCGGTGCGTCGAGGGTCTAAAGGGGACAGGTTACGTTAGCCCGTGAATGAGGCGGCGTGAGCGATTCAGGCGGTTTGTAATTCGCCAACATGCTCTTTGTCCGGCAATTTTTCCCCGGAATCGGAGTCACCCGCCTGTCGGTTCTTCTCCGACCAGGCGGGCACGCGGATGGTCAGCCCGATGGAATCGGCACTGTCCTGGTAACGGACCAGAAAGTTGAAGAGCACTTCGGCATAAAAGCTGTGGATTTTTTGCGTGATCTCGTCGTCGGCACCGAGGTTTTTGGCGAGGATGGCGAGTTGCTTGAGGCCGTCGTCAATGCCGAACACGCATTGTTTGATTTTTTCGGCGGCGGGCAGGTCACGGTCTTCGAAGGAAAGGCGAATATCGGCATTGAGGGCATGGGCGTAGCCGACGATATCCATCCAGCGGAGGGAGCCGTCATTGCCCGATTCCAGACGGGAAATCTTGCTCGCATCGCATCCCATGGCACGGGCAACCTGCTCCTGCGTCAGCCCTTTGGATACGCGCATGGAAAGCAGGTGCGAGACGACCCGGGAATAGCGGATTTCCCGATCCACTTCCGTCCCAACAGAAGGATCGTCGGCCAGCAAAGCGGCAGCGCGGGCGGTTTCACTGATATTGGTTTTGGTGCTCATGATTTAAAATTAACCAGACGGTTTTTGTTTCGCGGCTTCCGTCGCCTGTTTCTGGATTTCGATGACTTTTTTCCTGGCGCTCCTGATGTCGGCTTGCTGTCCGGTTTTTCCCCCGATTTCCAGGACATGCATGATCTTGAGTTCCGTATCCGGATAGACATACAGGCGGCTTTCAAGAGCGCCGGGAACTCCAGTTTGCCCGATACGGTAAACCTCGCCGCCTTCGGAGCGGAAAAACCTGACGTGAAAGCCGCCGACCTTGTTCCCGGCACGGAGCAGCCCCATGATTTTTTCGAGATTGGCAAAGAGCGAGGTGAATTCCTTCGGGTGGTTTTTCTGGAATTTCGCAAACTGGCTCTTGCTGGCGTGCCCGATGTCGAGGCTCCAGTTTGCGGGTGTGGTGTTCATGGTGGATCTGGACCGGGAAAGTTTGCTTTGGATAGGTTTCGGATGTGATTTCCGCAAAAAAAGAGAGTGAAATTTGCGGGGAGTGCAAGAAGAAGTCCAAAAACTTACCGCCATCGCTCCCTTGTGCAATCCTGCCGACCTGGTTAACCCTCCGGCGTGGACGATCTGGCCGGCGCGGGTTCGCTGCATTTTGCCTTCATGGTGAGCCACATACTGGGCGATCCGGAGGACACCAAGCTCGCGTCCTACCGCGAAGCCGCCCGCGCCTTTGCCGCAAGGCTTCCCGACGCCTCGCTCGTCGATCTCTCGCAACTCGTCCCTTATGCCGAAATGGTGTCACAGAAATATTACGACAAGGGCTGTAAAGCGCCACGACGTTTGGGAAACATCTGACAAACATTTGGGAAGCCTCCCTTATTTCCCCCCTTCGCCTCGCTCCGTTTTAGGCTCGGTTTAATCACGCATTAAACCGGGCCTCCGCTTGTTTTAACGGCCGTCAGGCTCCGGTGGGAGGGATGGCACGGATCAGATGACATCGCGGCCCCAGAGGCGCGTGGCGCGGACGCCGATCGGCCAGGTGACGTTGACCCTGATGCTGCTGGGGTAGCCACTGACAGACTCGCCCAGGTGCGACGGCTTGATGCCGCGCAGGTTGTTGGATGCCTCGCGGACAGGCGTAACGCAGAGCTTGCGAGGGTTCGCCGCGAGGATCTCCACCGCCACCGTCGAGACATAATTATCTGTAAAATCGGAAAAGTTGGCGACGAGGCAGGGAGCGATAAGCAGAGGCGCGTAGGGCTGGATTGCCCAGTTGGTCGCATCGTCCACGGGCCAGTATTTGGATGGTAACTGGTCCTCCGTGATCTCGAAGCGGATCGGGAAGGTATTGTCGTAGCCGGAATTGACGGCGGCCCCCACCCGGACGGCCATGTGCAGGTTGAGGCTGACGACACCGCCGAAAACGACCGCCCGGCAACTGACAGTGAGCGCAGCCTGGCTGTAGCGTCCTCCGCAACCGAAGACGGGGACGAAGTCGATGATCTCCGGCTCCGGAGCCGCCGCCCCCTCTACCACCACCACCGCGCTCTGTGCCGTGACAACTGTGCCGGCGTCGGTCGTCGCACGCACCAGCACGCGGTAGCGGCCGGCCGCCATGGGAGAGGCCACCGTGTTGACCGGGCAGGCGCTCTTGAGCGCGCCGGTGCAGGTGATCGCCTGCAGCGCCTGCTCGGGGCCGAGCGCGTCGCCCGCACCCAGCCTTACCCACACCACCACCACGCTCGCCAGATTGCCGGCAGCGGCCGTCACGCTGGCCGTCACGTCGAAGGGCGTGCCCACCGTCGCCTCGGCCGACACCGCGCCAAGGGCGATCACCGGCAACACCTCGGCCGGAGGAACGGGAAAGGTGTGCGTGAGCACCGGGGCGTCCTCAAGCTCGAGCATCTGGCCGCCTCCGAAGGGCTGCAGCTTGAAGCGCCGCGTCGCGCCCGCCGTGAAAGCCGCATGGGTGAGCGCCGCCAGTTCGTCGCGCCAGACCACCCATACCACCTCGCCGGCCGCCGCCGCTGCTGCTGCCGTGCCGAGACGGCCACGCAGCACGGCCAGCGTCCGCAGGCCGCCCGCTTGCAGCGTCACCGTGCCCACGCTCATCACCTCGTTGCCGACGATAGCGAGGAGCTGGTTGTCGAGCCGGTCGTCGGCCGACACGCTCTGCACGCGGTCGAGATCGAGGTTGTCGGCCGGGAACGTCACCTGCACCGATGCCGCGCCGGCCGTGATCGCCGCCGACAGCGTGCCGCGCGCCGACCAGGACAACGACTGCACCAGCGACGAGTAACTCGCGCCGGTGTCGCTGTGCCAGACGTAATAACCGACCACGCCGGGCGTCGTCGTGTCGAGCGGCGGCGGGTATTTGGCGAGCGGCCTCAGCGCGAGCACGGCGATGGCCGGGCCGTCCGATCCCGTCGCCGCCACCACCTGCTCCACCAGCGCCGGGGGGAGGTCGATGATGCGCGCCGCCGCGATCGGGAGCGGCACGGCCTTGCCGATCTCGATGTTCCCGTCCGTCTCCGGGCTGATCGTCAGGCCGCTGGTGTTGTCGCGGTCGAGCACGAGTTCGACCTTGCCGTCGTAGTAGTCGACGCGGCGCGTGATCCACCAGCGGCTGACGCGCCGCCGGTAGCCGTCGCTCGCCTCGCTGACGCCGGAGAAATCCGGCAGGACAAAAAACTCTCCGACCCGGTAGGGCTCGCCCGTGTGCGCCCATACGGCGCGCGCGCTGCGCAGCCGGAGCGTCATCGACTGCTCGCCGGCCTGCGAGGCGGCCACGGCCTCGGCCGCGAACTGCCGGGCCAGCGCGGCCGACACGTAGAAAGGCATGTCCAACGTCTGCGCCGTCGTCGTGCGCCGCGAGAGCACGCCGCTGGCCGATGTCTCGCTCACTGCGTCCTCCTTGAGCTTGCGGGCGGCATCCCGGTAAGCGACCGACACCTCCTGCGCGGTGATCGCCGCCGTGGGCGTGGAGGGTTCCGGCCGCTCGGAGAGGTCCGTCAGCCGGATCGCCTCCTGTGCGGCCGGAGGCGGGTGATTGCAGCCCGGCAGGAGCAGTCCGCCTTCGGCGCGCAGGTAGCCCGCATAGTAGGGGAACAGGTCGCGCAGCACGTCGCGCGCCGGCTGCGCGCGTTCGAGGTAGGGGCAGATCGGCACCAGCGGATCGATGGCGGCGGCCGTCGCCAGCGTCGCGGGCGCATCGAATGCCGTCGCCGGCAGGCCCACGCCGTGCATGTCGTGTGTCAACAGTTCCACTACGGAGCGCACGGGGTTGGCTCCCTTGTCCTGCGAGACGCCGCCCATGCCCGTCACCGCCTCCTGCGGGGCGCGGCCGAGCAGCACCCGCGTGCTAGGCACGTTGGTGCGATCGCGGCCGAAGTGGTATTTTTTGAAGATCACGAGCACCTGGCCGCGATAGGCCGGGTGCTTCATGTCCGGGCCGAGGGCGTTGATACCGGCGAGCAGGATGTCGTCGACCGGCTGGTCAGGACGGCCCCAATAAACGTAGCACGTTCCCCCGTCGAACGGGATGGCGGCCCGCCAGTAGTCCGGGCTGGCCGGGTTGTCGTTGCGGACGATCGGGGCACCATCCCAGACGATTTCCTTGTCGCTCTCGATGGCGAGGACGCGATCGGCCAGCCCCACGCACGCCAGTCCGGCGATGTCGCCGTATACCTCATAGCCGACTGTCTCCTTCTTTTTCCCGACTTTCTGCTTCACGGGCTTCCATTCGCCGTTGTAGACGGGCGAGATCCACGTCAGCGGGCACCAGTCGATGCCCGTGAACCAGCGCAGGGGCACGGCCTCCTGGTGCGTGGAGTAGTCGTCGGCATCGGTGCCGGCGATCTTGGGCTGTTCGGTGGCTTTGGAGGATTTGCCCCACATGGTCAGACGGCCTCGAAGATGCGCAGCACGTAGAGGGTGCGGCGGACCAGTTGCGCGTCATCGAGCGGAGTGAGGATCACGCCCTGACGCTCGATGGCGTGGATGGCCTTGCCCCACGGCAGGGCCAGCGAGAGGTGGTGGTCGGTGAGGCCGCTCTTGCAGGCGATCAGGTCGCCGGGCAGGCGCGGCGCGGCCGGCGGCACCAGGAGGGAGCGGCCGGCGAGCGCGGGCTCGGTGAGCAGGAAGCGCAGGAGCAGGCTGTCGGTCACATGCCGGGCGCGGTCGAGCGTGTAGTCGGGCAGCACGAGGCGCGGGATGGCCCCGGCGGTGACGAGCAGCTCGTGCACGAGGTTGACGCAGTCCACGCCCTCGCCGCACACGGCCGCCCGCGCGAAAAACGGCGTTCCCAGCCATTGTTGGGCGACGTCCCAAAGTGCCGCCTGCCTGTCGTTATTTTCAAAATACGGTTTCATGATGGTTTACTTCTTGCCTCCGGTCGCGCTCGCCGAGCGCGTGGGCAGGCTGGGATTCTCCGCCTGCACGTGCCGGTGGCCGCCGAAGTTGATCGTGTTGGCGAACTTGGTTTCGCACTCCGCCCAGGAGCCGCCGCAGTGGACGCGGATTGACACGTCCGCGCCCACGGCCAGCGCGCGGAAGGGAGCGCGCAGGCGCAGCCGCGTGGCCGCGCCGCCGGCGAGGGTGACTTTCTCGCTCCGGATCACGTCGCGCACGTCATAGGTCTCGCCGCTGCCGGTCCAGATCGCCGCCCGCGACCAGAAATCGTGCGACGCGCCGAGGGGCGACGGCACAGCCTTGCTCCAGGTCGAATCGAGCAGGTCGACATGGCTCTCGCCTATCGCGCCGACCTTGGCCGTCCACGTCCACGCCGCCGCCGAGGCCCGGCACCAGGGGCCGCAGAAATCATGGTTGCACGTCGACTGGACCGTGAAGCGCGGCAGCTTGGTATCGAGCAGCTTTCCGAACAGGGACGCCTTCGCAGTGAGCGCCCGTCCCTTTGTCTTCACCTCGATGATCTCGCCGGCGAAGAGCAGCGCGGGCGCGATCGCCGGCGCGGCCGGATCGCAGCGGAAGATCTCGACGTTGAGCGGCCCCGGCAGGTTGCCGTCGATCACGCGCAGCCAGGGGTGCCCGGCCGTGGCATCGGCGGTCAGCGTCACCGGGTAGTCACCCAGCTCCGCGTCCTGCGTGATCTTGTCGTGCTCGATGGTCGCGGTCGCATAGGTGGCCGAGTCATGGGTGAGCGGCCTCTCGTAATCCGTGTAGTGCCAGCGCGGATGCGTCCCGACCGGGACGGCGAGCGTGAAACGGTACAGGTGGGCGATGGACGGCTGCGCGGGGACTTCGAGCGACCCCGGATCGTCGGGAACGGCGAGAAACGGGCCTCCGGAAGGCTCCAGAGGCAGCGCGGTGAATTTGATCGTGGTCCGCGCTGCCTCGAAGGTGAGCCACTTGAGCGTGAGCGTGTCGGAGGCGTAGCGCACACGCGCGGCCGGGTACTGGTCGGGGTTGCCGGCGTCGATCGCCTCGTGCGGGAAGAGCGCCCACGGCACGCAGAAGCTCTGCGTGCGCGCCCGGCGGGCGAGGAAGTGCCCCAGCACCGCGCGCACCATCGGCCGGTCCTCCAGCGTGAAGAGCACTTCCTGACCGCGCCGCACGCCGCCCTCCTCGCCCTCGACGGCCTGCAGGCGGCCGTGGCCCACCGCCCGGTATGTGGTGATCGTGTCCGTGAAGTCCTTCGGCTTCGTGGAAAAGTCCGGCGCGATAGCGGCGGGCCACCAGCGGTCGACGTCGGCCGCGTTGGCCGTGGCCGACTGGCTGCCGCCTGCCGCCGCCACGCGGCCGGCCGCCGCGATCATCTCCGCCGACCAGCCGTGCGCCCACGCCTGCGCCGCCGGCGCGATCCGGCAATCCCACGGGCTGGCCTCGACCAGCGTGAACGAGACCGATGCCGCCTGATCCGTGATCCCCGAAAACTGCGGGCGCTTGTCGAGCCGACCGACGATCAGCGGGGCGAGCCAGGGATGCGGGGGGACCGCCGGGATCTGGCTGCGGTGGTAGACCGCATGGGCGGAGCGATCATCGCTCATGTTGACAACAAACTCCGCCTCGTGGATGCGGTCGCCCCACTCCGCCACCGCGAGCAGGTCGGGCCAGAGGGGCATGGCGATGGGCTGCGTGAGGAGCCTGCCGAGCACGGCATGCAGGCGCGCCGCCGCCTCGCGCTCCAAGTCGTAGCCGACCGTGATGCGCATGCGCAGCGCCTCGTGCAGCGGCCGGCGGTTTTCCAGGCGCGACAGGCCGGCCTCGATCCGCGTCTCGATCGTGTAGCTGGTCTCGACGCGCTGCGCGAAGTTGGGATCGGCGAGAAAAAGCGCCGTCTCCTGTCCCTGGAACTGGATGAAGGTAAACATGACGAATCAGGTGCGGATGCCGGCGGCGGCGCGGTTCTGGCGCTGCATGTCGATGAGCATCGTCTGGCCCTCCTGCGACTCCGCCCAGGCTCGCGCATCGCCCTGGGTGTTGAAGAAAGCCACGTTGAGGTTGACGGCCGGCTGCCCGCCGCCAGCCCCCGCATCCGTTGTCGTGGAAGAATAACTACCGCCTCCGGACACGGTGGAAGGCTGTGTCAGCGGGGCTGGGATGGCCTCGACTCCGGCGGAGAGGTCGAGCGCGCCGGCGTTGATCGCGTCCATCAGGTCCGTGCCGTAGTAGTCCACGGCAGCGGAGCGGACGACGTATTCACCGTCCGAGAGGCGGGCGGGGACGGAGTCGCTGGTGCCGGTGCCCGGCCCGCGCACGAGGCCGCCGGTCGCAAAGCTCTGTATGAGAGCGACGCCAGCGGCGACAATAGCACCCATTGCCGCGATGGCTAGGATCGGTCCGACATAGGGGATGGAAGCCATTGCGGACATCGCGCCGGTTGCAGCAGAGATGATGTTTTTCCCAGCCTCTGCTAGTGAGAAACCCGTCCGGGCGGCGGTGCCGGTAGCCTTCGCGGTGGTGGCGGCGGTCTCCTCGCCGACGACGATGCCAGTGCGGGCGGCGGCTCCGGTGGCGGCGGCGGCGGTCACCTTGGCCTCGGTGAGTGCTTTCCACGCGGCCATGATGGTGTGCTGGTAAATCCAGTCGGCGACCATCTGGGCGGTATTGCCGATGAAGCTTTGGGCGATGGCGCTGCCAAACTCCGCCATCGCATCGCGGAGGTACTCGCCCCTCCAGAGCATATCCGTAAAAGCACTACCGAGGCTGGTGCGGATGGAGCCGGCGACGTTGGCGAATTTTTCTGCGATCCGGTCGCCCGCCGTGCCGAGTTGCTCCACCTGCGACAGGTAGGCTCCTTCAAAACCTTCGGCGAAGCCGTTGTAGTGCTGGTCGGAGGTGCCGGACTCGATGGCGGCGGCGTTCTGTCTCTGGGTGGCGAGTTTGCCGGGGGCGGACGGACCCTTGTCATCGAGTTGGCGCTTGAGGTCGGCGATCTCGGCCTCCAGGCGGGCGATTTCGGCGGGATTGGAGGCGAGGCCAATCTCCTCCTTTTTCAGGCGGATGATTTCGGCAAGGGTGGCCTGCTGGCGCTTCAGGAGCTCGTTAAACGCCTCTTGTTTTTGAGTGGGCGTGAGGTCTTCACGGGTGGCGACGAGGGTCTGTTCGTGCCGGATTTGATCGAGGATGCTGCGCTGGAGTGTCTCGCGGGCGGCGAGGTCGTCGCGCCGGGCTCGCAGGGTCTTTTCGGCGGCCTCTTTTTCTTCGGCATCGAGCGTTTTGGTAATCTGCGCACGGCTGGCCTCGGCCTTGGCGATCTGGTTTTCGAGGTCGAGTTGCTGGGCGAGGTGGCGGTTGACGGCCTCCCGGCTGGTGGTATCGGGCGCGGGCAGCGAGGCGAGTTGGCCTTTGAGAGCGTCGATCTGGAAACCGAGGGCGGCAAACTGGCCTTGAGGGGAGAGTTTTTGGAAGTCGAGATCGGCGGCGAGATCCCTGATTTCCGGAAGCCTCCCGACCAGGGCGTCGATGCGGGCCTGCTCGGCCTTGGCCTCGTCGGCGGCAAGGTTGCGGGCAGTGGTCGCAGCGACTTCCCGCTCGTCGGTGAGACGACGGATTTGAGTCTGGTAGCCGGTCAGCAGTTGCTGCGCTTCCGTGAGGGCACGTTTGTCGGCATCGGTGAAAACCGGGGGGAGCGGTTTGCCAAAACCTGCGGGCGCGCCGTCCAGAGGTTTTTGGCCGATGGCTTTCATCCGTTCCTCAATGGAAGCGGAGGGGGCGTAAGCGGCGTCGGAGGCCGCCTTTTTGCTGGTGAGCGCGTCGATCTTCGTCTGGGTACTGGCCAGTTCTTTTTGCGCGGCGGCAAGTTGTGCGGTAGCACCCTTCTGGTCGCGGATGCTTGCGGACCCGCGCACGATGGCGGCGTAACGGGCGGTGATCGAGTTGGCCAGTTCTTGTTCTTTTCGAGCGGCCTCTTCGACAGATTTGACGTAGAGGTTGGCGGCGGTCTGGCCGACTGCGTAGAAGGCACCGAGGGCGGCGAGCGGGCCGGCGGCGACGAGAGCGGCGCGCCCGAATGCCTCCAGGCTTTTTGTGCCGCCCGCGACAACCGAGAACCAGCCTTTGATTGTCCCCTGGGTCTGGGTCATCCGGGTGACGAGGGTATGGATTTGGGATATGGTCTGCCCGGTGAGGGCAAACACGAGGGTTCGCAAGGGGTTGATGACGGCGGTAACGGCGGAGATGGCGCGAGGCAGCACAAGCAGGCCAGCGGCGGCGGCGATGGCCCCTGGGGCGATGGGGCCGACCGCCCCGGCAAAGGCCTGCGCCGTGGACGCGCCGGCGGAGAGGATCGGAGTGAGTGCGGAGAGGACCGGCGTGAAGACGGATTGCAGGGCGCGGCCCGCATCATTGATGGCACGCCCGAGCCCGAGGGTGGCGCGGGTGTAGTCGTTTTTCGACTGCGCCGCGATTTGTTCCTTGGCGGCGGCCTCGCCGATCTGCGCGGCCAGAAGGCGCTGCTCCTGCTCGGCCTCGCGAGCCTGCTGTGCGTAGTTGCGCAGCAGCCCGACCAGGCCCGCGCCGGAAAACAGGGCCATCCATTTGCGCAGGGCGACATCCCCGTTACTGATGCGCTGGTTGAACGTTTTTACGTCGCCGACACGCTCCCGGAGCGTCTGCAAAAAACCGCGCAGCCCTCCCGTGGCCTGCCGGGCGGCGGTGTCGGTGCGTTCCAGCGCCCTGGCTTGCTCTTCCTGTTTTTTCGGAGCCTCGCTTTTGGCGATCCGGTCAAGGTGCGTATTCAGCCGGTCGAGGGTCTCGACCAACTGGCCGGACGCGGTGTCCGCATGTTCCACCGCCGCCGCCGTCTCGCCGGTTTGCCGGGCCGCGCCCTGCTGGCTGGCCTGCAATCCGGCCACGGCGGTGCCGAGCTGCTCCATTTGCGTGTGGAGCCGCCCTACCGTCTCGACAAGCTGCCCGGAGGCCACGTCCGTGCCTTCCGTCGCCGCCGTCGTCTCCCGCATCGCGGAGGCGGCCTCGACGGCCGTCTCTTTGGTGTCTTTGGCCAGTGCCTGCTGATCGGACCGCAACCCGTCCGTGAGCTTGCCGAGCGCCTCCAGTTGCGTCCGGACGCCGGCCACGAACGTATCGAGCCCGTCGAGAATGGGCTTGAGGGTCAGGCGAATTTCGAGATTATTGGACATGTGAATAAAGAGACCGACAGCGAGCAGCGTGTGAGATTCTACGAGACGATCGTGGCCCTCATCGGCATGACTGTGGTATTCGTAGCCATGCTCTGGTGGCTGTTGAGCAATCCGGTGATCCTAGTCACGCTTGGCGTCATGGCGCTTGCCTCATTGGCCTGGATTGCCCGCGAAAAGCACGCCGGGCGGACCCGCTGGTGACCGGCTGCTACCGGCGCATCGCGGCAGCCCGCTTCTCGTTCAGCGCGGCGACCTGGCGGATGATCAGGTCGATGTCAAAGAGGGTGCAGCGGTCGAGGTAGTCGGCGCTGTAGCCGTGGTCGACGAGGATGGCGTAGGTGAACCCCCATTGCTCATCGTCTTCAACGCTTTGTCTAGTGAGGCCGGAAGGATGCCGGTGAGCAGACCGGTGATTCCGGCGAAGGATTTTTTTAACTCTTCCCCCAGGTGAAGAGCGAGGCCCGCCCTGATGAGTTCGACGGCATCGGCCGGATCGAGCAAGTCCACCTTCTCCTGGTCCATTCCGGTGCAGCCGGTGATCAGGAAGCTGGAGAGATCCTCCGCGCTCGTGATCAGACCAAAGAGGTTATCGACCACATTCTCCTTTTTGACACCGATACTCCCGAGGTGGGTGGCCACTGCCTTGAGGAAGTCGCGCGTGTCTTTCCACGACATGCGGCGGACGTTGATCTGGGCCTCTTCGGTGAGGCCGATGCGGGGGGCGTCCACGAGCGGGACGGCGATGAGTTTTTGTTTGATAGTAGACATGGCGTGAATGATATAATTGAGAATTGGATACGGACTATTCGCCGAGGGCGGCGAGACGGGCGGTGAGGACTTCGACCTCCGTCCGCAGGGCGCGGGCGTAGGCTTCGAGATCCTCGCGGGTCATCGTGGTGAGCCGGTCAGGCGGTGATTCGGTGCTCATGATGTTACGAGGCGAGGGCTCGGTAGAAGCCGATCCAGTCGGCCTCCGTAGTGAGCGGGTTGGACGACAACTGGCGCCAGCGCACCCAGGCGGGGGAGCCGGAGGCGAAAGCAGGCAACTCGGTAATGTTGGCGGCACGAGCGATCCGTAGCCAGCTTTCGAGGCTGGCGAGCGGATCGGCAAGCACCGGCGGCGTGAGGATCACGAGGCCGGTGGACGTGAGGATTTCTCCGCGTACCGGCGAAGCGGTGAGCGCGTACCGCAGGCTCGCGGCCAGTGACGGCGGGATGTCCAGCGCACTGATGGCGGCGTCGAGTTTTCGCAGTTGCAACTCGTCCAACGCGGGCGGAAGGACGTAGGGCGCCGGCGGCGTCCAGGGGGCATCCGCATCCTCCTCCGCGTCAGAGGGGACAACGGCGGTCTCCGGCCCGAGGATGTCGTCAAGCTCGTCGGCACAAAGTGTCTGGTAAAACGCGATACCAAAGACGCAGCTGGCAAGGAAAAGAAGAATGTAAAAGGTGCGGTTCATGTGGGAGGTGTCGGAAAGGAGACTCATGCGGAGGCGCGGAGAGATGCGATCTGGAGCCGAAGGCTTGGGCTCCGCGCCTCCGCATGAGGTGATGGGTCAGTTGCCGCGGGCGATGATTTCAGCGAAGCGGGCAGAGAGCTCGCGGAGTTGTTCGAGTCGCGCCTTGGTGGCGGGGGTCTGGCTGGTCAGCGTGCCGATGCCGGCCTGCTCTTCCTCCAGGAGCTTCAGGGCGGCGGCGCGGTCGGTCGCCCACACCGAACGGACGCGCTTGTTGAACCAGGCATTGTAACCATTGCTAACAAGCCCAAGCCCGAGCGACCGCTGGTAGAGCGCCGGGATCACCGTATCCGTGATGCCAAGCTGCTTGGCGCGCTTGGCGATGGCGGCGACAATGCCCGCGCTGTTGGTGCCGGGGAAAGCGGCAAGCTCGTCGGCGGTGCCGTACCACTGATAGTAATACCAGCGGGCGCTACCGGTGCCGAGAGTCTTGAGCTTGGCGGCGAGGGCGATGTCGTCGCTATCCTGGACATAGACCGGGGGAGTCGCGCCATCCACGAAGTTTCTTTCGCTCAGGTGGCGCTGGATGAGCCAGGCCGCCGTGGCGGGATTGTTCTCGCCGATCTCATCGATAGAACCGATCAGCTCGGCAACCACGGGGGCCTGCTCGGCGCGCAACGCGAGAGCAGCGGCCTTGTTTGCGGCGGTGAGAGTGGACACGGCGGCCGCATCCTTGATGGCCTTGGCAGCGGCAATTTGCGTACTGTAACCGCTCGCCAGATCGTTAGCGGCTTTTTGGAGCGCGACGGCATCGCTGGTGGGCGAGGCAATCACGAGGCTCGCGCCGAAGGCGAGAGCCGGGATGAGGATCATGATTTTTTTCATGGTGTGTTGTGGTGTTGGTTTGGATACCCGGATTGCACCCGCCGGGAGACGGGAAAGTCAGGAGATGATGGCGTCGTCGCCGGGCGTGTTGTCGCCGGGCGTGCCCGTGTCCGGGCACTGCGGCTTTTCGCACTTCGCGCATTTCGGCGGCTTGGCGGAGGGTTGCGGTGTGTGGTTTTTCTCCAGCTCCCTGGCGGTCTTTTCCACAATCATCGCGGAGAAGATGTCATGGATGACGGCGTGTTCGCCGGCCGGGTGGATCTTTTTCAGCACATCCCACAACACTTCGCCCAGGGCGAGGTTGTTCGCCCGGAGCTGGTCGCGCTCGGGATACGTTTCGATCTGTTTGGCTAGCGCCTGGATGTCGGGGCGACCGGGCGCGCTCTTGTCGGGTTCAGGATTCATGGGCGGTTACGGGTTGGGAAGGACGGTGCGCCATTGGAGATCGGCGAGACGCCAGACGGAGCGGCCGGCGGCATCGCGCTCGTGATCGGTGGGGGAGAAGCGGAGGTATTCCGCGAAGAGGCCGGCGTTGTCGGGGCGAATGACGGTGTCGACCGGGATGGCGATCATGACGCTGGTGGTGGTGTTGCTCCCGCCGCCGATCTGCTGCCAGATGGACTGCGTGGCGGACTGTTTGCGCAACAGCCGAGAGTCTCCCGCCGTGGACGAGGACGTGAACCAGACGCCGGCCACGGTGCCGATCTGCCCGCTGACGACGGAACGCCCCGGATCGGGGGAGTGGTAGTAGAGGTGCAGGGTGATCACGCCGCCGGATTGCGTCATAATCTTGAACTCGAAATCAGTCCAGATGTCGCCCGACGCGGTCCTGATCTGGATCGTGCAGACGAGCCAGGCTGACTGCGGGGTGCGGGCGTCGACGTAGGATTTCGGAGTGGCCGCCAGGGAATCAGTGCCTGGATTTCCGACCTTCAGTGTCCCGTTGATGTCGCGCATGGCGATGGTGTTTGCGTTGGGGAGCTTGTCGTAGGGGAAAGTATAGGGCACGCCGCCGACTGCGGTCCCGTAGATGCGCTGGCCGTCTGTCGTCCTCGGGACATAGTTGAGGCCGGCGGGCGGCCAGATGACGTTGCCGGATGCGTCGACCATGACGGCCGTGCCTTGGGGCTGCACGGCCTGTCCGTAGAGGCCGAACGTCAGGAGGCTGAACAAAACGAGTAGTGATTTTCTCATGACTTAGTTTTCCTCCTGTGCCTGGATTTCGACGGGCTCGCCGGCGGCGATGGCACCAATGTTGCCTTCGCCTCCGCCGAGGGCGGGGATGAGCTTCCCGTCAGAGGGGCGCTTGACGTAGAGGACGTGCTCGCCGTTGGGGCCTTCGAGGGCGTATTGCCCTCCTGCAGGGCGCTTGAGATCGGCGAACATTTGATCGAGCTCCTCCTTGTTGTAGTAGTTGGCTCCGGGGCTGGTGCCGCCGCCGCCGGAGCCTGGATTAGAGGGGATCGAGTCTCCTTCGCCGGACGGGCGGACGTGGAAGGACGGGCCGCCGTTGAGCCGGGCATGGAGCGTGGGGCCGGCGGAGAGGAGCGCGTCGATCTGCTCGAGCGTGAGCGTGGCGACGTAGGAGCCGGTGGCCGGATCGGGCGTCCACTCGGCGAGCGTGAGGAAGGGTTCGGCCGCGCCCGGCCTGTAGAGCTGGAGCTGCGCGGCCGCCACGCCGGTGACGACGATGACGCCGGCGGCCGCACCGAGTGAGGGCACGGTGCCCGCCGGCACGGGCTGCAAGGTTTCGGGTGAGATGCGCATGGTTGCGGATTTTCGGTTGCGGATTGGCGGCTCGGTCACCCGTTGCGATGGAGAACCTCGCCGACGTCGTCGCCGACCGAGACGAGGATCTTCATTTCGGAGAGCGCATCGCCCGCGACGTTGAAGGGACTGCTGGGACTGATCTCTCCCGAAAAATCCTCGTGGGCCATCGCGAGGCACTGGCGATCGTCCTGGTCCCACACATAGAGGCGGAAGTAACCCGACCAGGATGCTTTGGTCATGGGCTTGAGGCGGACGAGACCGTTTGGGCTGGCACCGTTGATCAGCGGCGCGCTGACAGTGGGCGTGATTACGACGGAGGGGAGGGTGGCGGCATTGATGAAGCGGATGATCCCGGCCTTTTTGTCGACCATGAAGTCCACATCTTCGGTCATGTCGGGAATAGTGACAGCGGTGAGCTCGCGGACCTGCACGCCGTTGCGGAGAAGCGGATACCAGGTGTGGAGGACCGCAGGTGGCCTGGCCTGCGCGGGTGGCTCGGCCGGAGAGAAGTCGAGCGGATCGATAGCCACATCGGCGAGGGCGGGCTGGGCGAAGTTCCCGAGCGGGGTGCCCATGAGGCCGAACTTGAGCTTGCGCGCATCGGCGATCTCGCAGGTGCGCAGGTCGTAGCCCTGCTTCATGAGGCCGGGGATGTTGCGGCTTTCGCGGAGTTTTCCTCGATAGGCTTTCTGGACGGGAACCTTGGCGGCTTCGCCCTTGGTCTCCATGCCGAGGAAATTGCCGAGGTCGGTGAACCCTTTGGCGAGGGCTTCGGCTCGGGTGGCGGCACCCTCAGCGAAGAGGAGCTGGACGGTGCCGACGATCTCGGCGGTCGTGCTGTGCAGTGTGTTTTTGTCGATCATGACGGTATGGTGTCTGGTTTTTGGATACGGTCCGGCTGGCTAGAGCCTGACAGTGGTGAAGGCGGTGAGGTGGTAGGTGAGCACGGGGGCATCGGGGACGAGCTGCAGCGGATCGGCCGCGAGCTCGAACTCGTTGAGGCGCGGACGGTGCGCCGCGCCCGGCGCATCCAGCCCGTTGGGCTTGCGGCCCACGGCGAGCAGGGCGGCGGTGCCGGCCTGCTGTGCATCGCGGTAAGGGACGCCGGCCTTGTCGTGCGCGGACTTGTTCATCAAAAAATCCTCGCTGATCTGCGCGGTGATGATGACGCGCAGCTCGTAGCGATCGCCCACCCACTTGCCGCCATCGGTGTTGGCGGCGACCACGACGACGGCCAGGCCGAGCGAGCCGAGCGCCGTTTGCAGCATGGACTCGATATCGCCTTTTCTTTCGGTGAGGACCGGGATCGTCATTTTTTCGTTCGTGAAAAACGGATCGGCGGCGATGTGGGCGGCGAAGGTCTCGCGGACGTGGCTGATTTTTTCGTGCGTCTGCATGGTCACTGGCGATTGGCGCGATCGATGAGGATTTGGGCGTAGGCGTCGCCCTCGGTGAGGGCGGCCTGCGCGAGTTCGGATTCCGGCGGCAGGACGGTCTTGTCGGGTTTTTGCGTGACTTCTTTTTTCAGCCAGTAGAACACGCCGCCACCGGTGGATTCGCCGGCGCTGACTTTGCGGGAGCCGTCCTTGCGGCGTCTCCCGATGGTGAGGCTGGTCTGTTCGTTCTGGACGAGGGCGGCGAGGCCCCGGCGGAAGAAGACAAAATGCAGGTCTTTGAATTTCCTCGCGTCCGCTCCGTAGGCTTCGGTGCGGGCGGGGATGGTCAGCCACTGTTTTTCCTTTGGCCGGATCGTGCCTCCGAAGTAGCGCTGCGCCGCGCCGACGTGTGCGATGCCGATTTTCAGGCCGTCGCCGCCGTCGAGTTCGGGCTGGTGGACGGAGTTCATGACCTGCTCCCAGAAGTGGGTGCGCTTGCCGCCGAGCCTGTTGGGGCGCTCGCGATCGAGCTTCGAGAAGTGCAGGATGAGGTTTTTCCGGACGCCGGCCCCCATGACCATGCGCAGCTCCGGATCACGGACGCCCCGGCCGACCGTGAGAAGAGCGGGCAGCTTTGCCGGGTCGCTGAATTCGAGCGTGATGCCCAGGCTCATGCGGCACCTCCCGTGATGGCGCGGAACACACCATCCTTGTCGAAGCGGCCGACGCCGGTGGCCTCCAGCGCAGAGTGGAGGACTTGCGAGCGGACGCCGGGGGACGCCTGCAGGTCGTCATTGAAGCCGAGATCCTGCGGCTGCGGGATGTCGTCCCGCGTGATGAGGCCGAGCGCTTCGGCCTCGCGGCGGGGGGTATCCACCACGCCCATTCCGCTGCTGTAATCGAACGGAGGATACGGAGTCCCGAAGCGGGAGAGGCTGACCCAGCAGGGATCGTTCTTCAGCGCGATCATGCGGGGCCATGCAGAGGTGCGAGGCCCGCCGGCGGCGAGCCAGCGTTCGGGCCAGTTCTCGCGCGGCTTTTCGCGGGAGGCCAGGCGCAGAAACTCCTGCGCGGGGAAGGCATCGAGCAGGGTCGGGTTTTGCCCCTGCTTCCAGTGGCCGTAGCCCTGCGCCTGCTGGACATTCATGCGCAGTTGCAGGGTGATGCGGGCGTCGCTGGAAAGATCCTGCAGGCCGCCGCGATGCTCCGGATCGGGGACGTAACCTTCGCGCTCGATGGACTGGCGGATGTTTTTTTTCGCCTCCACCCAGCCGATCTTGCCTTCGGTGAATTGCGCTACGGCCTCATCGAGCCGGGAGAGGTGCCGGGCGCTCTCGACCTTGGCGCTGAAGCGGGCGCGAATGCGAATCTCCGGATCGAGCTCCTCCAGCCATGCGGAGTCGAGGTCCGTGGGCAGGAGCGCGCGGACTTCGTTGGCCTGCATGGCCTCGATAAATGAGGGCTTGATCCGGGAGAAGATCATTTTGGCTGGATGATGAGCTCGCGGTAGACGCGTTTTGTTTTGGTATTTTTATTGCCAATACCGTTCTGGCGTTCGACGGGGCTGATGCGGCAGGTCTTGAACTCCTTGCGGGCGAGCGGGCAGTCCTGGAAGGTGAGGAGCCATTTTCCCCGGATGCGGCGGACGCGCTCGGCGAAGCGGCAAAACTCGTCCTCGGTCCATGCGGCGTAGGAGTGCCCGCCGGCATCGAAGTAGGGGGGATCGAGGAAATAAAACCCGGCGGCGTGGTCGTAGGCGTCGAGGCAGGCGTCCCAGGGGAGGCGCTCGATGGTCGTGGTATCGAGGCGGCGGTTGAGCGCGCGGAGGGCGAGCAGGCGGTTGGCGCGCGAGGAGTGGCGTGTGGTGGGCGTGGGTGCGAAGTGCGAGCCCATGCCGCCGAACGAGAGTTTGTTTCGAATGAACCATCTCGCCGCGCGCTGGATCTCGGTGAGGCCGGGCTGCGCGAGGTAGTCGGTAAACTCCTGGCGGGAGTTGAGCACGCTCTCCAGCTCGTCCATGAGCGGGTCGAGGTGGAATTTAACCTGCCGGTAAAAGGAGATTAACTCGCCGTTGATGTCGTTGATGACCTCGGTGGGCGACTCGGGCTTGGCGAGGAAGAGCGCCATGCCGCCGCCGAACACCTCGCAATAGAGGTTGTGCTTCGGGATGAGCGGAAGCAGGTAGCGGAGCATGCGTGTCTTGCCGCCGGGCCACGCGATGACCGGGCGGGGTTTCGGCAGGTTTTCCGCGATCAGGTCTGTGTCGTCGTCGAACATGGGTCAGGAGGTGATGGCGTCGTCGCCGGGCGTGTGGGGAGCGGGCTGGACTTGCGTGGCGTCGGGCTCGTTGCAGGCAATCGCGGCGCAAGCCATCTGCACGGCCTCCTGCACCTTGCGGATGGCGATGACCTGCTCACCGCTCCGGGGTGTGGCCTCGCTGATCAGGAGCGCGAGTTGTTGCCCGCCGGCGCGGATAGCGTCGTAACGATGGCCCTGACCAAACGCGGGCGGATGATAGGTGAAGATGTTTTTGATTTCGGCTGTATTCATTTTTTCAGGATTTGGATGCTTGGGATTTTCCGCCGCAGGCGGGCTAGATACCGTCCTGCTGATCGCGGGTGAACTTGCGATCGCGGCCGGTGATCATGGGCAGGGCGGAGGCGGACTGGACGGTGGGTTCGGGCTCGGGATCGTCGGGCATTTCGACGGCCACATTCCCGCCTGCGATCCGTTCGAGATAGCGATCGTCCTTGTCCCACTGCTTCCGGTCGTCGTCCGAGAGGGCGAGGGCGTTCTTGATATTGAGGCGGCCCTGCCCCTCGCGCAGGACCATGCGCAGGGCAATGGACTTGAGCGAGGGCGGGATTCTTTCCGGGTTGGCGGAGAGCCGGGTTTTGCCGCCGGCCGCGATCTCCGCCCGGATGCGGTCGGTGACGGTGGTGATGATCTCGGGCAGTGGATCGGGCTGATTTTCGCGCAACGCGGCAGTGCGCAAGGCGTCGACGAGGGCGGCGGCCTTGACGGTGTCGAGCTGGGCGACGGAGAGAGTGATCCACGGTTTCATGTCCGGATTGTCTGGAAAATATGCCCGGCCTCCCACCGGGGGCCTCGCGCTTCCCTTGCGCAAGGTGGTCCCGGTTACGGGAGACGCGGGGGGAGTGTTACTTTTTGGCGGTTTTGGCCGGGGATCTTTCCTCCGGCTTTTCGGCGGCGGCCGGAGCCGGCGGCTCCGTGGCCGCCGCTTTCTTCACTTCCTCCGCCTGCCCGAAACGCAGGGCGGCGTCGAGGACGGGGCCGGCGAGGTCGATGGTCTCGCCCTGCGGGATGATGCGACCGCCGACGGGCAGGCCGCGTTTGTCGATGATTTTGACTTTCATTATTGTAACAGGATTTATACTACGGTTTCAGGTTTGATGCGGGGCCGGTCAGGCGAGGACGTTTTCCAGCAGGTAGATGAGATCCTTGCCGGTGAGCTTCTCGTCGGTGTGGTGATAGGAGCGATGAATGTCGGACTTCACGGTCTCCTGCCGATAGGTCTCGACGTAGGAGCCGACTTCGTCGCCGCCGCTTTCTTCGGTCCAGAGGAAGGTGCGGGCCGCGTTGGGTTCCTCAAGATCCTGGCTGTCAGTGCTGACGGAGAGGATGACGTCGTCCCCCCACAGATACTCGATGCTCATCGCCTGACCTTCGGCAGCGGTGTTGGTCTTGCCCCCGGCAATGATCACGCGCGGGATCTCGAAGGCCACCTGCAGCATTTGCTCGGTGATCGGCCCGTTGTGCGTGGGGAAGAGCTGGCGGATCTTCGGGTGGAGCGTGAGCTTGTCGGCCACGGTGCGACCGAGCGTGAGGGTGTTGGGCATGAGGCCGCCCTCGATGTCGATGACGGCTCGGGCCGCCTTGACGTCGCCGATGGGATCGGAGGCGTTGTTTCCGTAGGTGTCCCACTTGACAGCCGGCGTGGCGCGATGAGTGACGTCGGGGCCAGTGACCAGATCGTGCACGCGAAACTCGTGGTTGAAGAGAATGACGCGGGCGTTTTTCTTGATCGCGGCCTGGTCGGCGTCGATCTGCTTGGCGTATTTTTTGCGGACTTCGTCAGCAACGGGAGATTCGTGGCCGTAGTTCTTGGTCGCGTATTTGTCGTCGCTGAACGAGACGGTGCCGCGCTGGAAGGGCGTGCCGGGGGCGCGTTGGCGCAGCTTGGGAATGTTGACGAAGTTCTCGCGGTCAAAGACCGGATAACTGGCGCTCTGCTCGCCGGTGCGGAAGAGCGGCGCGAGGCGAAGCCCGACAAAGCCCTCCGGGTTATCGAAGTAACCGTTGAAGAGCGTCGTCAGGACGGGATTGAAGGTGGCGTTGGTTTTCATGCGAATTTTGATTTTCGGATTTCAGGTTGCGGATTGCGGGTTGGCGGGGATCAGGGTTCCTCGGGGGGGAGCGGAAGGTTCTCGACGAAGGTGATCACCTCGATCACATCGCCGGCAGCGCCGGCGGCGGGAGGGGCGATCTTGATGCCGAGCGAGCGGTCGCCGGCTCCGGCCGTGGCCACGCGGGCGTTGGCGGCGACGCCGGCCACCTGAGCGCCGGGCGTGATCGCGGCGTTCTGGATCATGCGCGCGGTGCCGGGAGCGTTGAGCAGGCGGACGTTGAGCGCGGTATCCTCGGGAGAGAGGCGGGAGACGAAGGTGCCGATGGCGGGCGCGGTGCCGTCGAAGAGCACGACCTTGCTGGCGGCGGAAAGGGAGACCAGATGGTCTTCCTTGTCCACGAAGACGGCGGCGTCCGCCGCTTCGAGTGTGATGGTTGGCCCTTCCTGGGCGGTGATTTTCTGGCTCATGGGAGGTTGCGGATTGTGGATTGCGGAATGGCCCGCGTTGTAGTTGTTATTTTGTTACTATATTATTCGCGGCCGGTGATGCCGGAGAGGTAGCCCTCGTAAAGTTCGTTGTCGTCGGCAGCCTTGAGGAAGGCGTCGGCGCGGGTGAGCTTGGCGTCGGCCTTCATGAGCTCGTCCACACGATTGAGGAAGGGATGCTGGTCGCCCTCGCCGTCCGTTTTTTTGGCGCTGGCGGCGGCACCCTTGCCGGGCTGGTGGACGGGAGTCTTCGTCGTGACTTCCGGGCGCTTGATGCCGCGCAGGAGTTCGGATGTGCCGGTGAAGTCGGACTCGAGGCGGTTTTTCCAGGCCTCGACCTGACCCTCGGGGATCACATCCTTGTTGGCAGCGAGCTCCCTGGTGACGGCGTCGCCGAGGAGGGCTTTGTGGGCGGTCTCCAGCGTAGTGAGCCGGTTTTTGAAGGCCGTGGCCTCTCCGGCCTGCGTCTCCTTGTCTTTCTTGAGCGCCGTGACGGCGGTGAGGATGGCGTCGTCGCCCGCATCGGCAGCGAGGCCGAGGAGCGCGATGAGTTTTTCTTTCATGGTGTCTTTCGTGTCGGGTTGTTCGGTGGTGGCCTCGCGGCCGTTAAGTTCGGTGATCTCCCGGTTCCAGAAGGGCTGCAGGGCAGCGCCCAGGTTGGGCTTGTTGGTCAGGCCGGCGTCGTTGACCTCGGTAGGGCGGAAGCGATTGCCTCCGAGCGATTCGGTCTGGTGCGGGAACCAGACGGGGGAGAGGTAACGGTAGCGGCGGTTGCGAATCGCAGCCTCGCCGGTATCCGACCATTCGCCGCGAGCCCACACGCCGTCCGCGCGCGCATCCATCTCCTCGCCCCAGCAGGCGGCCTCGGTGCTGCCCTGGGGGTTGTGGGCGTAGTGTTCGAAGCCGATCAGGAGTTTGTAGTTGGGGTCGGCGGCGCGGCGGTTGGTGAATGCCTGGACGATCTTGCCGACCGCCACATCGTCCACGACTTGCTCGTAGAGCTTGACCTTGCCATCCGCCTCCTTGCGGCGGATAAGGAAGGTGCCTTTGGGGACGAGCTGGAACCAGTCGGCGGCCTTGAATTCGGCGTCGCGGTTGAGGAAGGGCGTGAGAAGCGTGTCGGTATTCATTCCAGGATGCTTTTAAGGTCTTTTAAAACCGGGTTATTTCGCGTCGTTCGGGGTCGGTGCGTGTCTTGGGGCGAGTTTCGCGCCGGAGGCCGCATTTTCGCGCGTTTCGGCGCGTGCCCCTGCTCCCTCCGCGATGCCGGATGCCAGGGCCGTGCCGATGATGGCGCTGAAGGCATCCTCGAGTTCCTGCGTGGCGTCGTCGGAGAGGCATTGCTTTTCCAGCGCGGGGAGGTCGGCGCGGAGTTTTTCCACGGCGGCGCGGGCCTCTGCCTCGTCCTCAATGGCGAGGATCTGCGCGACGCGATCGTGCAGCGGGGCGAGTGCGGCGCGTTGCGCGGCGTCGAACTGCTGTGCGGCGCTGGCGAGAAAGCGCTCCTCGCGGCCGACGTTGGCGAGGGTCTCGCGGTTGGCGAAGGGGCGGCCGGCCGGCGCGGGCGGGAAGCCGTCGCCGGCGGGCACCGCCTTTTTGCGGAGCTTCAGCCCCATCTTTTCGGAGACTTCGTTTTCGTCGGACTCGAGGCCGGCGTTGGCGAGCTTGACGAGCAGCTCGCCGAGCGCGCTGCGGTCCTCCTGGTCGACGGCCGCCAGCTCGAAGTAGGCGACCTGCGGGCGGCCAGGAAATTCCCGCGCCAGGCCGGGCTTGTCTATCTGCGTCTGCAGGTCGGCGGAGATGCCGGCGGCCTCGGCGGTAGCGATCGCGTCGAAGGCGGCTTCGTGGACCTTGGCCTGCTCGCTGTTGAGGCCGGTGGCGGCGGTGAGCATGGTGAGCAGGCCGCCGGTGCCGGCGAGCACCAGCTCCTCGCGCTGCTCGTCCTTGTGTTGCTTGAACGGCGTCTCGCCCTGGCTGCCGTGCGCCACGGTCTTGACGTCGGAGCCGGGCGGGAGCGCGCCGCGACTGTTGCCGGTGACTTTCTCGGCCTGGGCAAGCCATGCCTTGACCTCGGTGGAGGGTGTATTGGGGCCAAGGATGGCAAAGACGGACGGGATGCCGAAATCCTCCACGAACGCATCCCAGTCTTTCTGCGACATGTTTTTCCGGAGAAAGCAGATGATGGCGATCTCGTTGATGGGATCATCCAGTTCACGGATGATAAAGTCGGCCGGCTCGATGAGCGTGCCGCCGCTCCAGTTGCCCCGCGCCTTGGGGTCATAGACCCATTCCCAGGTCTCCGGGTGGCGCGTCCAGTGCCACTGCGGCACCGGCTCAAGCCGTGCAAGCGGGAGCGCGGGGTTGTTGTCCTGCCAGCGTTTTTCGAGGTGGGAAAATCCCCGGAAGCTGGCGAGGGCCATAAACTCGAACACCTGCGGCAGGTTCTCGATGCCGTTGTAAACGGAATACAGATACTCCTGCTGCGCCTCCGCCTCGGCGGGCGTGATGCCATCGGGCAGTTCGTCGGGGAGCTTGATGTCCCAGTCGAGCTTCTTGAGCGCGGAGGTGCGCCGCATCTTGAGGCCGCGCAGGGTGGCATCGCGTTTCTCAACGGTGCGGTAGAGCCACTGCAGGTCGGCGTATTCGCCGCGCTCGCCGGCCTCGAGCAGGCGCACGATCCTGGCCATGTCCAGCCTGCGCAGGGGATTGTAGTAGTCGCGCGCCCGGTTGCGCTCGCGCTGGTGGACGGGCTGGCGCGCCTGGGAGACGAGGCGGAGCATCTCGGCGGCGATGGCCTGCGCGGTGGCGGCGGAGTTTTTGCGTCGGTTTGCCATTGTATTCAGCCTTCCATTGCAAACTCCCGCTCTTCGGAGCGGTCGGAGCGGTCGCGGCCCCATGTCTGGATGTCTTCGGTTGCGCCGGTATAGCCGGCATTTTTGCCGCCCTCATCGCTCAATGCGCCTGCCCAGCCGATGTCGCAATGGGAGGCTTGATTGAGCTGGTTGGTGCCGGCGGTAAACACCCACTTTTTACCGACGAAGGTCTTGCGCAGGGCGTAATAATCGGTGGCGACATCGTCCCACTCCTTGTCCTTGGGCCAGCGCTTTTCGGCCGTGGCGAGGCGGTTCATGAGCGCGAAACCGAGGTCGCTCTTGGACGAGGTGAAGCTTATGCCGACGAAGCGGCCGGGGTAGTGTTTTTCCAGCTCCCAGCAAATCTTCGCGCCGAGGCCGGTCTTGTCGCCCGCACCCCGGACCGCGACAACGCGGTCCATGAACCAACGGGTGACGACGTCGTGAAAGTCCCAATCGTCGGTGCGGAAAGTCATGAGCCCGGCCGCCGTGGACACGGCCGCTTCGATGCGGTCCACATAGACGGCGGCCAGGTCTCCCTGTCCGCTGGCCGCCACATCGTAGCCGAGGGAATGACGGGCGGTGGAGGCGAGGAGGCGGGGGAATGCGCCCGTCAGAAATTCGTGGATACGCGCATCGCGGGCGATCTTCGTCTCCGGACGGAATTCGCCGAACAGGTCTTTTATTTGCCCCGCCTCCAGATGGACCCGCTCGGCCTCGACCTCGACGCGGCAAAGCTCGATGTTGGACCACGGCACGATTGCAGCGGTGCCGCCCTTCGGGTTGCACATGTAGGCTTCCTGGTAGGTGGCCTCGTCACGGGCGCGCTTTTTGCAGTCCGCAATAAAACCATCGCGGGTGAAAGTGGTGCCGCGCGTCTCGTTGATCTTCTCCACCAGGCCCATGCGCACGGCGTCCTCGATCGTCGTGAAGTGGTGCGACCACCCGCCCTTGCCGGCGCGCGCATCGAGCGCGATGCGATAGAAGAGGGTGTCGTTGCCGAAGTGGGAGCCCCACATGGCGAGATCGAAGCCCCACGTCACGCGGGCTTGCGCAACCTGGTAAAGCTCCTCGGCGCGCTGGTGGCGGGGGAATTCGTCAAGCCCGACGTCGCCGCCGTAAACGAGCATGGCATTGGGGTTGGAGGAGAATGCGAGAATGCGGCTTTTGTTGTCGAACGTGATGCGCCCGATCTTGATCTCTTCGGTGAAGCCGGTGTCCTTGCCGTCCAGGAAGACCGGCACCTTCACGTCGTCGACGCCACTGCTGACGATGTACCGGGTGAGGTTATACACCTCGCAAAACTGCTTGCACGTCGCCATGTATTCCAGGGCCGAGGGCTGGTCGCGCGTGGCGAAGAGGTAGTCGCGGCTGGCGAAGCTCAGGCGCTTGCGCACGTTGGCGAAACCATCCGCCCACGTTGCGCCGATGCGGAAGGATTTTTCCCACACCTTCAGGCGCGACTCGTCCTCGATCCAGTCGAGCTGGTGACGAAGGAAATAGCGCGATGCCTCCGGGCCGGACTCGATTCTGCTGGGATTGATGACGACGGACATGAGGAGAGTGAGGACGAGAGCGGTCATGCCTTCTTGGGTTTGATGCCCATGATCTCGTCGATCAGGGCGACGGTTTGCGTGCGGATCTCGTCGGGTGATGCGGCGGCCTGCGTGGTGGTCTTGCGCAGCGCCTCGGCCTGCGAGCGCAGCTTCGCCTCACGCTCTTCCCGCTCGGACGTGAGGCGGGCGACCTGCTCGTCGCGGAGTTTCAGGTCGGCTTCCAGTTTCCGGGCGCGCTGATCGCCCAAGCGGAGTCGGGAGAGGGCGAGCGAGAGCGCGTTGGACTTGTCGAGGACGGCATCGTCGGTCGTGTCGAGAGCCAGCGCCTGGTCGAAGATCTTCTGCGTGAGGACAGAGGCGGTGGCGTCGCTGAGCGAGAGGCCGCTCTTGGCGACGGCGCTGACCTGCTCGGCCATCTCCCGCTTGGCCTTCAGCTCGTCCAGGTAGCTGGCGAGCGGGCCGTCGCGGAAGCTGGTCGCGCCCGTCCGGGAGATCTCCACGCCGAACTCCTCCGCCAGCGCCTGGATGACGCGCAGCGTCGTGCCTCCCTTGAGCTGCGCGCAGCGGCGGCAAAACTCAAGGAACTGCTCGGGCGTGAGGTGTGTTTCGATCTTGGTGGGCACTGTTTGGGAAATTTACCCGGCGGGCGGAAGAACCGGTCGCCCGCCGGGGTTTGTTATGCGTTTATCCAGAACCCGGCGCAGGAACGCGCCGGAAGGTGTGTGATCAGGAGAGGCCCTCCTGGGCGGCGTAGTCGCGGCCTTCGGCCGTGATGCGCCAGCGTTTGAGCTCGGGGCTGATGGTCTTGTCCATCGGCGCAGCGAGACCCTTGTCGGCGAGGTATTGCAGCTCGTCATCGAGCGACTGGTCGACGGGGTCGAAGCCGCCGGCCTTGAGGCCGAGCTTGAGCGCGGCGGGCTTCATGCCGACCGCGCCGGCGGCGGCAAGCTGGGAGAGGAGGTTGTGCCGGAAGAGTTCGCGTAGTGATGGAGTCATGACATCAGATTTTTTTCTGTGGCAGGCGTTGCAGGATGATGGTCACTTTCTGGTCGATGACGGCGAGGGCGGCGTCGGTGTGCTTCTCGCCCTTCTCGAGCGAGGCGATGCGGGCCTCGTGTCCCTTGAGGTCGCCGTGGATCTTCTCCCGCGACTCCTTGGCGGCCTTGTGGCGCTCGTCGTTCGTCCTCTGGTCGCGGTCGTAATCGGGCTTTTCGACGTAGGCGACGAGAGGTGCCACCGTGAGCGGCTGCTGCACGTCCACGCGCTGCGCCTGCGCCGCCGCATCGAGCTCAAGCTTGACCTCTTTGGCGACGTCGGAACGAAGGCGGCGCAGCCCGCCCAACACCTTCCCCATGACGATGGCGAGGCCGACGAGGCCCCCAAGCGCCGTGGCGGACAACCCGTAAAAGGAGGCCGGAAGCTGGACTGTTTGCGATGTTTGGGCGAGGAGGGAGATCATGCAAAAAGGGAGTAGATGAGCCAGCCGAGCCAGACGGCGGCGGTGGTGAACGCGCTGGCGAAGGCCGAGAAGATGAACAGGAACCCCCACGGCTCGTCGTGCGGATGGGGCATGCAGATGAAAATGATGAGCAGCAGCGCGCTGATCCCTGCGGCGATCGCTGTGGTGACAAGGGGGATGGTCATTTGGCCGGCTCCTTTCCCATGCGTATCCATGCAAACATTACTATTGCTTTCTCCATCGCCTCACGAGAGGCGAGGTAGGTGCCATCCGTGCGCGCCACGATGCCGTGATCCGGAGCGAGGGCGGGCCTCCATTCCGCCCCGTGGCGGGCAATGGCGAGGTTGTATCTCTCGCGCCATCTCGGCGTGACGACAAAGCCGGCCTCGGTGAGGGCGAGCACGCCGCTGGTCTGCGCGTCGCCGTCATAGCTGGCGCGCTCGGCCGTGACGGGCGTCGGAGTGATGGTGGACGTGCAACCGGGGCCGAGACAGAGGCCAAATTGCAGGATCATGACCAGGATTAGCAGGGCACGGTCGGTGCCTGGGATGCTGGTGATCATTCGGCGTTGGCCTTTCTGATTTTGTCGAGGTCTCCGGAGGCGACGATCTTGCCGGCGTCATCCTTGACGGACTGGTCGGTCTTCGCCTCGGCGTTGGCCTGCATCTTCGCGCTGTTTTTCAAGCGGAGTTTCTCCAAGCACCAATCGAAGGCGCTCTTGAGCGCGGCGGCGACGTTGCTGATGGCGGCGGTGGCGCTCATGGGAGGGTGGCGTAGTGGAGGGCAATGCCGTCGTGGATGCCCGTGGTGAGGGCGGCGACGAGGGCCTGCACGTTGGGGTCGAGCGGGATGAGGACGGTGTTGCCGGTCTTGGCCGCGTAGAGCTCCCACGCGTCGAGGAGGACGGAGACGATGAGCGTGACATCGGCATCGGCCAGATCGGGCGCAATGAAGGCCAGCGTGCCGGAGAGCGACTCCGCCGTAGGCACGCCGGCGAAGAGGGCCGCCATGCTTTCATTGATGACATCCACGCTCTCGGCGTAACCGGGGTTGGCATCGAGCACGGCCTTGGCGGCGTACTTGGCCGCGACGCGGGTGACGTGGTTGATCGTCTCCCAGTCGGCCTGCTTCCCGGTTGTCACGGTGCCGTCTCCGGCCGTCGTGGTGACGGTACTACAAGCGGGAAGCAGGCTCAGCATCGGCAGGCAAAGGAGCAGGACAAGGAGATTGGCCGGCGGCATCCCGATCGTGTGGTGTTCGGGGTCGGCGGCTTTTTCCTCCAGAGCGGCCGCCGCAACCTTGGCGCGGTGACGGCCCCAGACCGACCAGGCCACGCCGACCAGCGTGACGAGCGCGCCGGCGCTGGCGGTGATTTCGTCGTGGGTGGCGAGGCCGGAGGAGGTCAGAAAGCCGCCGCCATAGGCGAGGGCTTTGCGCAGGAGCGAGAGGAGCAGGTCTTTGTTCATTTGCGTTTGCGTTTCTCCATCGGGATTTCGTTGTCGGTGCGGAGCACGAGGACGGGTGTTTTGGTTTTCACCCACACCTCCTGCTCCTTGAAGTGTTTGGAGGAGATGTTCTCGATGGCGTCGCCCATCGTCTCGGCCGGGAGCATGCGGCCCGCCTTGGTGGTGTTGAACTCGTAGGCGGCGCGGTGGATGCGCTCCTGCGTGGTGAGCACGCTCTCGTTTTCCGGGATCTGGAGCACCCAACCGGTAAGATCGCCGGCGGGCAGCGTCCCCTCTGGATCGGAGATGAGGATACACCACTGTTTCTTGGTCGCGGGCGGTTTCTCCTCGTCCAGCTCGGGCTGCACGAGGGCGTTCATTTCTTCGATGATTGTGCGCAGGAGAGCGGGCTTGAGTTCGTTGCGCTTCAGGATTTCGGCGACCTTGTTGACTTCGATTTTGGGCATGGCGGGCGGGTTTTGGAAAATCAGAGGATGACTCCGGAGGGTTTCAGTACGGGGCCGCGCGCGACGGCTTTTGCGCGCATGGCGCGGATGCCGCCCAGGGCGGCGATGTTGCTCCGCACCGTGCGCATGGAGATGCCGTGACGGGCGGCCAGTTGGGCCAGCGGCTCGCACGAGCCACCCTCGATATCCCGCTCGAGCGCGAGGCACGCGGCCCTGACGGCGGCGCGTTTTTGTTGGATGCGGGTCAGCGGCCGGTCGATGCCGAGCTCCAGGGTGCGGGAAAAATAGACGTTGGGGGAGATGCCGCGCCGGCCACAGAGCACGGCGATCGTCTCGGGCGAGCCGGCGGCGATCTCCGCAGCGATGGCGCGGACGATGGCCGTCGTGGCCGCGTGGTCCCTGCGCTCCCGGCGGGGAGGCGCGGGCGCGGGAAGAGGCGGGGCCGGCGCGGCGGCCGGTTGCCCGGCGGGCACACCGCACAATGCGGCAAGGCGCGCTTCCGGATCGGCGGGCGCATCTTCCGGCCAGGGGTTGCCGTTGCTGTCGCGGCTGGCGCGGGCGACGCCGGTCCAGAGGGCCAGCGGCACGATCAGCCGCACGAGGCCGGCAGGCGTGGCGGCGCTCACCGCCACACGGTCGCCGCCACGGCACACGGTCAGCCCGCTGGCCTGGTGGATCGCGATCACCTCCGTGACCTTGCTCATCGCGGACCTCCCTCCCAGTCTCTGCATTTTTCCCTCTCGGCTTCAGTCGGCGCACCGGGACCAAACGAGCGGGTGTGTCTTGCGGAATCGAAGCCGGCCTTGGTTGAGGATTGCGGATGATTGACCGCGGACGCAGGCTGACGGCGTATGAAGACCTTCGAAATCTTCCTCCAGAACGGAACCGTAGCCCGCGTCTGCGCGGCCAAAATGGAATGGCGTGCCTCCACGCTGCTCTTCCCTGACGGGGGCGCGCCGGTGCTGGCCTTGCTCGATGAGTCGGGCGTGGCTGTCGCCGAGTTTTTGCCGACATCCGAGGCTTGCGGCGTAATCGGCCTCTCCAGCAGCCCGTCGCCATGACGCCCCGGAAGGTTGCCGAGCCTCACCTCGCAATGGGGCGCAATGAGCTCCTTCCCGCCGTCCTTGTAGCGCACCTCCCAACCAAAAAACCCATGATTCCAAAGGAGCTCCCGGATGCTGGCCACGTGATCCCGCTGCAGCCACATGCGCGGCACGGCTCGCCCCGCGCTTGCGGGTTTCGTGGTTTCTGGTAGTGCTTCGGGTGTGACGTCGTTCATGACGCCACTATCAAAGCATAAACGACCCCGAAAAACCTAACCTACCGCGCGGACGGCGCGGACCGTGCCTGCTTTTTTATGATCTCACGCGGAGTCGCGGAGGAAAATCAGGACACAAAAAAGCCCCGGCATCTCAGGCCGGGGCGTGTAGTGAGAATTTGGATGCAGGCTATTCGAGTTCGGCGGCTCGTTGCATGATTTCGCTCAGTTTGGCCTGCATTTTTGCGAGCTTTTTACGGGCACCATCCATTCCGGCAAGGTGATCGTCCATCTCCTGCTGCACTGTCATCATCTGGGCAGACAATTGACTTAACGATGTATAAATCGGATGAGGGGTGATCGGGGTAGAAGGGCCAACCCAGAATTCTTCTCCAGGCTTCCGGTTCTCCTCTATCCATTTTTTGGCAAGCGAACCCCGCTTGGCACCACCGTTCAAAAGCTGCTCTGGGAGCACGTCGAAGAAACGAGCCAGCTTCATCAGCTCACTCGCTTTAGGCACTTGTCCCTGTAAATATCGGTAGATGGTGGGTTGAGTAACTCCACAGATTTCTGCGAGTTTAGCCTGTGTAACACCAGAGACTGATTCATCCATCAGGCGCTTCAGTTCGGTCGCAAATATTCTATTTCGTATATTTTTCTCTTGATTCATTCGGAAACGTATAATTCGTTTTTGAATTATGTTGCTGAAACATCTTGAGAAACCAATCCGAAAGCCCGCGCGGACCCGGTTCCCTGGCATTTGCCGGACGGCGGCGGCGATGGGGATTCGTCGGGAAACACTCTGGAAATATCTGACCGGGCACTGGCAGATGCCCGCCGCCACCCGTGTCCGCTACGAGCGGGCCATCGCCGAGCATGGAGGTGAGAGATGAGCAAGCTGGCGAAAGTCGATCCGCTGACGAGCGATGAGCGGAGAGTCCTGCGCTGCTGCAAGAAGGCAGTGCAGGCAGCGATGAACAATCTGATGGAGGCTGCGCCCCTGCTGCGCGAGGTGAAGGAGAAGCGGCTCTACCGAGAGGGCTACGCTTCGTTCGAGGAGTTCTGCCGCGCCGAGTTTTCCATGGATCGGACCCACGCTTACCGGCTGATTGCCGCCGCCAATGTAGTGGAGGCCATCGACGAGGCCCGTTCCAAGGCCCGATACGGTCAGCCCGACACGGGAGAAGATGTCGCCCTGGGCGACACTGTCCTGCCCCTACCCACGAACGAAAGACAGGCGCGTCCGCTGGCGCAATTGCCCGCTGCCGATCAGCCGAAAGCGTGGAAAAAGGCGGTCAACATGGCCGGTGGCAAGCAGCCGACCGGCAAGCAGGTGGCCGCCGCCGTGAAGATAGTCTCCGCGCCCCCCTCCCCCCCCGCCAAGGCTCCGAAGGAGCCGAGCCCCCTTTCCCTCGCCATGCCGGCGCTGGAAGTCATCCGCCGACTCTCGGCGGGCAACCACAACGAGAAAGCCGCCCTTGAGCTCATCATCAACGAGGCGCAAGAGCGGCTTTCGTAATTAAAAAATAACTACAGATAGATACCATGAAAAATCAGGTAAAAAAATCCGCGGGCGTCAAGCCCGTATTCGAAATCGCCACGGTGACGCCGGAAACGGCCTCCGAGTGGCTGAAGCGCAACGAGGGCAACCGCCGGTTGAGCCCCGTGCATGTGAAGCGGCTGGCGCAGGAGATGCGCGCCGGGCGCTGGGCGCTGGGCAACGACGCGATCACGTTCGATGCGAACGGGCGTCTGGTCAACGGGCAGCACCGCCTGACGGCGGTGCGCGAATCGGGCATGGCCGCGCAGTTCGCCGTGCTCCGCGGCGTGTCGCCCTCCGCGCGCGACGTGATGGACATGGGCCACAAGCGCAGCCTCGGCGACATGCTGACGCTCAACCACGGCGTGAAGGACGGGCTGGCGGTGGCGGCCATCTCCAACATACTGGCCCTCGCCAGCCCCAGCGACCTGGCAGCAGGGACGGCGACGCACGCGCTGTATCTGCTTTCCCGCTACCGCGAGGCGTTTGACTGGGTGCAGGAGGTGATGGGTCGCCGGCGCAGCTTTTTCACGCACGCATCGGTGCTGGCCGCGCTGGTCATCGGCCGTCACCACTTCCCGGAGGAGACGGCGGCGTTTCACGCGGCGCTGATCAATCCGGTCAACGTGCCCCCGTCGCGCAACGCCGTGCTCAAGCTGCGCGACTTGGCGACCAGGAGGTTCGTCACAAAGGACCGCGTGCCGTTGTTTTTCAAGGCGTGCAACGCGCTGTGGAGTTTTATCCGGAACGAGGAGGTGAAGGCGCTGCTGCTGACCGAGGCGGGCTACCGGGCGCTGCGCGCAAATTCTCCTGCGATGGTGCCAAACACCAAGGCGAAGGGGCCATTCGTCCTTGAGAAGGGGATGGCGGAAGTCCGCCCCGAAGTCTACGCCGCCATAGCGGAGCGCGCCCGGTTCACCGCATCGACCGGGAAGGGGCCGACGCTGAAGGCCAGTATCGAGAAAGCGATGCGCCGCGTGCACGGCAGCAAAGTCCTTCGCGTCATCTGAGCCATGCCCGCCGAGCGCCACGATCCCGGTCAACTGCACCTGCCCTTTCGCATCCCCGCGAAAGACTGGTTCGGGCCGCGCGAGGCGGGCGCGGTGCTCGGGCTCTCGGAGCGCACGATCGAGGAGCTCTACGACAAGGGCACGCTCTCCGGTCACCGGCACAATGCCGGCGAGGGCAAGCGCATGACCAAGCGCATCCCCCGCGCCTGGCTGGTGGCCTACGCCATCCGCACCGCCGACTACGATGACGTCGCCATGCTCGACGCCTTCCTCGACAGCCTGCCCCACCTGCCGCCCGCCAGCCTGCTGCGCGTGGCCGAGACCGCCCGCCGCCTCTCCCTCTCCCCCTCTCGTTAGCCAGAACCGAACAAAAAGGAACCGTCATGGAAAATGGATACAAAGAAATAACAGACCGCGCGGAGTTCGCGCGGCTCATCAAAAATAACGGCGAGCTGCTGGTGTTCTCCTTCGCAACCGACTGCAAGACCGACGAACTCGTGTGCTGCCGCACGCCCGTCCCCGCCGCCAAGGCGGCGAAGATGCTGACCGAGGGAGCCTACGACAACTTCGCCTGGCGGATCGCCGGGGACGGGAGCGCCCAGACCGGTTACGAGGCCGCCTCCCTCTCCCTGCGCCTGCAGCGCAAGGCCGAGTGCCTGCAGCGCGATGTCGCACGCTGGGAGGAGGCCATCGCCGTGCAGCATGCTTACCGGCACCGGGGCGTGCTCCCTGACTCCGACCACCTGGCGCGACTCCAGCAATGGCTTGCCAAAGCGCAGGCCGACCTGGCCGACATCCGGAGCCGCCTCGCGGCGATCACCGCTACCCAGCCCGCCGCCGCCTGATCATGGCCGCTGAACTCCACACCTGCCCGCGTTGCGGCGTCCCCGGCTTCACCGCCGCCGGGCTCAAGCGCCACTTCCGGCACGACCATCCCTCGCCTTTCCCACCCGCTTTAACCATGCCTAAAAAACCACTTAAAAACGTCACCGCCACCGCCATCGTGCCGGCGGGCTCCGCGCCACTCGTCCTCAACCGCACGGAGATCGCCGCCGGCGACCACGCGCAGATCGGCCAGCAGCTCACCGCCCTCTACCGCGAGGCGCAGGACGCCGAGGTGGCGATCATCCGCTTCGGAGCAGCATTCTGGTTCGTGGAAAACGAAATAGTTTCCGGCACACGTGCCGGAAACTCCCCCAAACGCGGCCCCGGCTCCTACGGTTTTGAGTCCTGGTTGCGGGATAACGCCCCGGAAATCTCATTCCGCACCGCGCGGCGTTACCGTGATCTGGCCGAGGCGATCTCGGCCAAATACCGTCTCGGCGGGGCGAAGGAGACGTGCGAGCTGTTTGACGCGAGCCCGGAGCAGTTGCCGCCGGACTGGCAGGCGAAGCGGGAAAAGGTGCGCAGCTTCATTTCGGACAAGTCCGTGCGGGCCCTGCAGCTCGAGCTCAACCTCGCGAGCGCGCCTGCGCCGCGCAACGTCGATCCCAAGACCGGCAAGCGTATCCACTATCCGACCACCAAGACCAAGGCCGAGCTGCAGGCGGAGCGGCTGGCCGTGGCGAAGGCGGACACGATGGACGTGTTCAGCAACTTTTACGAGTTGGGCGACAAGTGGATGGCGTGCGAGGACGGCGAGCTGATCGTGGCGGTGGAGATGTTCGAGAAGTGGGTCAAAAAGGCGAAGCGGTGGCTGAAGACGCCGCCGATGAGCCGGGCGAAGTTCGAGGACGTGGCGAGCCCGGAGGATGACGAAAGCGACGCCGGTGAAGAGGCCGGGGAAGGAGGAGCCGAGTAATGGGCGAGCTGGCGCAGATCGCATCCCTGACACAGTCCGTGGAGTCGCTGACGGCGGCGGCGCGTCGCAGCTTCGAGTACTGGCGGGCGATCATCGAACCGCTCCTCGAAAACCCGCCGACCAACCTGTCGCAGGCGCTGAAGGAGCTGGCGCGCGTCACCGGGCAGACGGCCAAGACGCTGCAAAACAAGTATTATGACGCCCGGAACCACGGCATCCTGGCGGTGGCGGACAAGCGCCTGTGCTCGAAACTGTGGAAGAGGAAAAAGGCGGCGACCCCGAGGGTGAAGGAGAGCGAGGGGCTGATCTCCCTGTGGAAACGCCTCTGCGAGGAAAGCGACCGCTCGATGGAGACGGCGCACAAGCGGCTGCTGAAGATGTGGAAGAACAGGGACGAGGAATTTTTCCGCATCCCGGAGTACCGCGACTTCCCCCACTGGCCGGCGCTGCCGCCGGGGCTTCGATACCGTAATCTTTTACGGTATGCGCCGACCGAGTTTGAACTGGTGGTCGCACAGCGGGGCCGCTCGGCGGCCAAGGGCCTGCGGCCCACGATGCGCACGACGCGCGTCGGTCTGTATGTTGGCAGTCACTACATGATCGATGACATGTGGCACAACGTCATGGTCAACTCGTTTGCCGACAAGCAGGCGGGCCGCCCGATGGAGATCTACACGCTGGACTATTTCTCGGCGTGCAAGATGCGCTGGGGCGCGCGGGTGCGGGTGAAGGGGCGCGACGGAAAATACCAGGGGCTGTCGGAGGTGCATGCCCGCTACATCACGGCGGCGACGCTCTTCCTCGACGGGTATTCGCCGAGGGGCACGGAGATGGTGACGGAGCACGGCACGGCGCATCTGACCGAGCGGGTGGTGCGGGCGCTGCACGACGTCTCCGGCGGGCTGATCACCTGCAGCGCCAGCGGCCTGCAGCACGAGGCGGCGCACGCAGGCCAGTATCCGGTGTTCAAGCTCGGCAACCCCAACTTCAAGGCGGCGCTGGAAAGCAACCATAACCTCTACCAGAACCGCATGGACTACCTGCCGGGGCAGACGGGCAAGAACCGCGACGACCGGCCCGCCGAGCTGGCGGCGCGGCTGGAGCACAACGCCCGGCTCCTGGACCTGCGCGAGGCGCTGCCGGAGCATGCGCGGGAGGGGATGGTTTTCCCGGTGCTCGAATTCGGCCAATACTTGCACCTGTGCTCGCTGGCCTGCGCCGGGATCGAGGATGAGCGCGATCACCAGTTGGCGGAGTGGATCGAGGCGGGGAATTTTTTGCAAATGGTGGATTTCGGCGGCGGACTCACCGTGCCGGACTACAAGCTCAACGAGGAGCAACGGGCGAAACTGCCCGCGCTGATGGACGCGGGGATGGTGCGCGTGTATCCGGAGCGCATGACGAGGCTGGAGGCCAGGCGGCGCGGGGCGCGGGATCTGGTAAAAATCCCCGGCTGGGGCGTGTGCGCGATCCTCGGCGACGACCTGGCGCGGGAGGTGAAGCTGGGCAACGACGGTTTCCATGTGGAGGACATCGACCTCTCGCCCTCGCCGCTGCTTTACTCGCCGGTGATCCGCGATGCGGAAGGGCGGGAGCGCATCCTGCGCAAGGGAGAAAAGTTTGACGGCTTCATCAACCCGTTCGCCCCGGAGGTGCTGTTTGTGCGCGATGCGCAGGGGCGTTACCTCGGCGAGTCGAAAATCCTGCCGAAGCCTTCGCGCGGCGACCGGGACGGCATCGTGCGCGCCTGGGGCGAATACGCCCATGTGGAGAACGTGATGGCGAAGGACGTGCAGGCGCGGCACGGCAGGTCCGGCACCGGCGAGGGCGCGGGGCGGGCGCGCATGGGACGGGACAAGAACGTCGCCGGGGCCGGGCGCAGCAACAAACCCGCTCTCGCCAGAGCCGGCGCGGCAGGCGGGGGAAACATTTTCGCCATCGACTCCGATGACGACGAACAAGGCGACGAGAGCTGACCCTGCCAGGCCAGCCCTCGTCTGAACATGCACCAGAACCCGAAAGGAACACAGAACATGTCTGAAAAGATAGATACCAAAAACCACCCGACGATCAAGGCGCTGGAAGCGCACCGCAATCGCCTGGGTATGACCGATGCGGCGTTTCACCGCCAGCACCTGCGGGCGATCTGCTCGCCCGCCACGTGGTCGCTCCTCAAGAGCGGCACCTACACCGGCGACAGCGCCGGCTACATCACCGAGCTGGCCGGCCCGCTGGCCATGCTCAACGACAAGGCCGAAGCCGAGGCGATGTCCAGCGGCGGCGGCGGGATCGTGCCGCTCTCCCATGTGGTGGCGACGCTGGGCGCGATCAAGGGTTGCGCGGAGGAGATCGAAAACCGCCTCGTGGACGTGGCCCTGCCCAGCGGCGGCGGCAAGACGACGCTCTCGCGCCGCATCTGCGAATACTACGGCAGCGCCGCCGTGCCGATGGAGGCAAGCGAGACGTGGCGGCACAGCTACTTCACTGCGGTGAAGGCCGTCTGCGCCGCGCTCGGCAGCAAGACCACGTTCTACAGCCCGACCGCAGCCGAGGACGAGATGCTGCATGTGCTGCGCGGCGGCGAGCGCATCCTCGTGATCGACGAGGGGCACTATTGCGGGAAGGAGGCGCTCAACATGATCAAGCTCATCCTCAACGACCGGCAGTCGCGCACCCGCGTAGTCTTGCTGGCGATACCCAAGCTGCGCGAGCGCATGGAGCAGAGCGCGTAGGAGGAGCTGCACCAGCTTCGCCGGCGGAGGGCGGCCAACATCGTGGTGCGCAAGCTGGAGAGCCAGGACGCGCGGCTGTTCCTCTCGGAGCGCCTGCCCGGCTTCTCCGGCCTGGATGCCGGCGAGGCGGCCAAGGTCGTGGCGGAATGCGTGGAGGCGGCCAACCTCTTCGGGTTTTACGACACGCTCAACCGCATCTGCCGGCGCGCACAACGGGAGGCGACGGACACCACCCTGACCCTCGGTCACATCACCTCGGCCGTCACCCATGTGAGGAGGATCTACTCGTGAGCATCGAAGTCGACACGACAAAATATCAGGCCGCCGAGGCCATCAAACACATGCTCGGCCGCATCCGCGACGTGCCGGCCGTGGGCTGGCATTGCGGCTACGGCACCTCCGCGTTTGAAAAACTGGTCAAGGCATACTGCACGCTCACCGGAGACTCCGAGGATGCCGTGCAGGATTCCTTCGGGCCGCGCAACGCCGCCGATCCGGATAAGGGCCGCATCGAGTGGTGCTGGCTGGACGAGTGCGATCTGCCCGGCCTCTCCCGCGATGTGCTCGTTGCCGGCACCAACGATTATGACCGGGTGCGAATCGCCTATTACGAAGACGGCCACTGGATCGATCGCGGCGGTTTCCCGCTTGCCGATCTCGGCTTCGTGGTCGTCGCCTGGGCAGAACTGCCCGAGGCACCGACGAGGAGGGGCGCATGATCTCCGACAAAATAGCCGAAGTCCGTACGCAGGCATCCGTCGTGGTCGAGGAGTTGGGCTGCCTCCTCGCCCACCTGACGACCATCTCCGAGATCCAGCGCAATGCTGCCAGTCCGCCTGGCGACGCGAGGAACATCGCCTCCGAGGCCGAACAGGCGATGGAGGGCAGCGACACCCTGGCCGAAGAGGTCAGCGCGCTCTGCGGCAAGCTCTACGCGCTGGAGCGCCTCGCGCGCGAAAACCTCAAGGAGCAGGAGAGGAGGGCGAAGCCGTGACACCGCCCCGCCTCACCCTGCCCGGCGATCCGGAGACCGTCACGCTGCGCCGGAGCACACTGGCGCTGCTGGTGGGCCTCGTCATCGCGCTCGCCACGCTCTTCGCGCTGTCGCTCGCCGTCCTCATCCACATCACCCGCTGCCGATGAATCCCGACCTTATCCGCCGCCTGCTCATGCACCACGCGCAGCAGGCCGAGATCTTCCGCCGGGCCGCCCGGCACGCGTGGATCGAGACGCCCGAAGCCTACTTCGCCCGCGCCCGCGAGCACGACGGCTTCGTCGCCGGCCTCGCCGCCCTGGTCGATGACGCCGTCGCGGCTCAGGAAATCCTCAAGGGCCTCGCGCCCTTTTCCGCTTCGTTCACTCCCGCCCTGAAATCGTAACCTGAAATAAACTACAAATGGAATCATCACCTGTCACCATCCCCGTCCACGAGCAGATCGACGCCCTGGCGCTGCGCTATTCGAAGTGCCGGGACACCCTCGCCGCCGTCTGCACCGCGCTCGAGACCGACGTGCGCCTCGCCCACGCAAAGCACAAGCGCAACCTCGACACCGCGCTCGCCAACGCCGCGCAGGCCGCCGACGATCTGCGCGCCGAGGTCGAGGCGCACCCCGAGCTGTTCGTGAAGCCGCGCACCTGGACACTGCACCGCATAAAATTCGGGTTCCAGCGCGGGAAGCCCAAGCTCGAGTGGGAAGACGACGCCGAGGTCGTCACCCGCATCAAGGAGATATATGGCGAGCACGCCACCGAGTTGCTCCACGTCGAGGAGTCGCCGAATGCCGGTGCCCTCGCGGCGCTCTCGGAGGAAGACCTCCTCCTGCTCGGTATCACCGTCCAGGGCGGCAAGAACGGCGTGCTGGTCAAGGCCGTCGAGACCAGCACCGACAAACTCGTCAAGCGCCTCCTCAAGGAGGGAACGCGCGACAAGACCGGCGACGCCGGGGAGGACGACGCGGAATGAGCGCGATGACCTTCCAGTTTTATCTGCGCATCTCCCAGGCGGGTGCACCGAAGACGACCTACGAGTCCGGCGGTCGCGTTAAAGTTGCCTATGGCGATACGCCCATGCGGGTTGCCATAGACTACGTAACCGACCAACTGATACGCGATGGGCTGAAAAAGGTGGAGCTGGCCATGTCGGACGCGGAAGTGACCTGCGTATTTTATCCCCCCAAATATAAACCGGAAAGGAAAGGGACAGCATGAAGCCGAAGCCTGCCACTAAACCCGCGCCGGCGAAACCGCAGCGTGTGCGCCGGCCCAAATACATCATCACGCGCAACGGCATCCCCTGCACTCTGATCGCGCCGGAGGTGCCGTGGAAAAAAAGTCTCGGCCGCGTGGCCGTGCCCACGGATTTGCCGCCGTGCGATCCCTACGTATTCCGCCGGGAAATCACCGCCGACAGAGTCATCAAACGCACCCAGGCGCTCGCCATCGAAATCCACAACCGCGCCGGCCTTTTCCCCGACTGGCTCCGTAGGCAGCTTCCCCATCTCCGCACCCTGTTTGCCGAGGCGAAATACAAGTTCGTAAAACAGGGCGGCGACGAAAAGCCGAAGGCTTACGGTTGCGATGTGGAGATCGAGATCCGCGAGAGCGCGATCAGCGTCAGCACGCGGCAATTTCATTGGCGCGGCACCGAGGCCGCCTGCCGGCGGAAGGCCATGCTGCAGGCGCGGGCGGTGCGTGTCGTCAAGGTCACGCCGCTCGATGAGGAAACCTACATCCGCGCTTACGGCGCGAACCGGAGGATGTGACCGATGATCATTTCTTCTACCTGGTATTTGACCGATCCTGATCCTGAGTTTTGGGATCGGATAAAAAAGCAACCTTTGCTGTTTCTCCATAACCTGTTGGATGGTTTGGATCATCACGTCACAGAGCGATTACGGCATGCTTTTGATACGACCGAGGAAGCCGATGACATGTTCGAGCGCAGCACCTGGAGCAGTTGCGCCCGGCGGGAAATCACCGAGGCCATGCATTGGATCGGTTCCGAGACGATGCTGGAAAACTACTACCACTTGCGCGCGATCGTCGCCGATCTCGATCGCCGCGAGATCATCCACCTGATCGTCGAGGCAGAGAGGAGGGCGGCATGAGAACCAAGAGTATCAAGCTCAACAATACTCCCGAGGGCATCGCTCGCCGGGCGGACGGCCGTCGACGCAAATCGGACTGGTTCGTCCAGCAGATGCACGCGGTCTACATGTCGGGGAAAAGCCTCGCCGCGGTCGGTCGCGCCTTCAACCGCGATCGCCGGAGCGTGCGCGAAATGTTCGAGTGCCGTGGCCTCCCATTGCGGCCGCTCACGGTCAAGATGCCGCACCGCCTGCCCAACGGCCGCATCGCGGCGGCCGCGCCGGCGACGCCCGAGGAGATCGAGTCAATCATCGCCGGTATGAACCGCATCGAGATCCCCGGTGCGCTCCGGCGCGAATGGCGCAAGTGGCCGCTGGAACGGCGTGGCGAATTTGTCAGGCGCGTCCGGGCTCGCCTGCATCGTCCCGAGGATCGGCCCGACCTGCCGTTTTCTCCCAACGTCGAGCCATTCGACTACGGTTCCCCTCACGCGCATGCCATTGCCCGCCGTCTGAATGCCGGGCGCAATTCACAGACCAAGGCCGTGCAAATTCACCTCATCAGCCAGGGCGTCATCTGGCGCGAGCATCTCTACTTCTGGATGAATGACGGCACGCCGCCCTGCGTTGGCGCTTATTACTCCGGACCGTGGCGGCCGGGCATCGGCCGTCCTGCGCTGCACAGGCTCATCTGGCAGGAGGCCAACGGTCGTCCTCCGCCGCCCGGTCATGTCATCCGCTACCGCGACGGCAACCCCAACAACCTCCTCCCCGAAAACCTCGTCCTCGCCACCCGCAACGACGTGGCCCGCGAGAATCAGGCCGCCGCCCTTTTCCAAAAATCGCGCGAACTCACCGCGCTTCTTCTCAACCGCAGTCAGGACAACAACCATGAACACACCTCGACACTACAACAGCTCCACGGGGTTTGACCCCGATGAAATTCGCCGGCTCATCCAGGTTGGCAAGTCGCGCGGCCTCATTCGTGCCCCCGGCGAAGCCGCCGCCATCGAAAAAAAAGGCGCTCCCATCGCTGCCGAGGCCGGCCTGCGCTCCCTCTGGATGGAGGTCGATCCCGCCACCGCGACCAAATGGCTGGAAAACAACTTCCGCAACCGGCGCGTGTCCGACGACGTCGTCACCGCCTACGCGCGCGACATGGTCAACGGCGTCTGGATACCGACGCATCAGGGCATCGCGTTCAATGACCGTGACGAACTCATCGACGGCCAGCACCGCCTGCGCGCCATCGTCTCCAGTGGCAGGACCATCCGCATGATGGTCACATTTGGCCTGCCCAGCGTCATCGAGGGCTCGGAGATGACCACGATGGACGCCGTGGACCGGGGCCGCACGCGCTCCGTCGCCGACCAACTCAAAATCCAGCACGGCTTCAAGGATGGCGCGATCACCGCCGCCGTCTGCATGTCCCTCGCCGGTCTCTGCTACGGCGAACGCACGCGCCGCCTCAGCGTCGGCCAGACGCTGGAGGTGTTTCGCGCTTTCGAGGGAGCGATCACCTGGCTTATTCTGCATCGCGTGAAAACGCACGGCCTCAAGGCCGCCGGCGTGCTCGCCGGCTTCGCCTTCGCAATGGCCACGGAATCGGAGGGCTTGTGGGACGGCACGACCGCGATCCAGCAAATGTATGGGCAGATGGTCTCCGGAGAGGGACTACGTGAGGGCGCGCCGATGATGGCGCTGCGCGCCTTCCTCACCTCCGACGAGGCCAGGCTCCTCACACGCGGCACCGATCGCGGCGTCGCTGAGCTGGTGTTGTATGCCATCCGTCTAGAGCAGGCTGGCAAGCGCGTCACAAAGCTGGAAATGTCGCTCGATGGAGTGAACCACTACCGCGCCCTTCAACCCGATCGCGTCGCCAAGATCGCCGCGATGTTCCGCCTCCCGGAGATCGGAAAATGAAGGCACGATTCATCGCTCGGTTCATCAAACCCTTTCCTCCCGGCAGCAGCGCACGCGCCATCCGAACATTCAAAGGAACCATCACCGTAGAGGAGGAAGGCGATCACTTCGTCGATGCCGTGATCGGTGCGCTCCACGGCATCGCCAAGGAGGAAAATCTCACCAGCATCAGCCAGATCCAACTTACCGCGAGTATCATTCAACGCCACCGCAAATGACCCCCGCCCAAATCATCAAATATCGCGCCGAGTGGAGTCGCGCCTGGAAGGCGATGCGGGAGCAAGGTCTCCATGCCGGCGAGCGTGCCGATGATGTCCGCAAGCGCTGGCACCTCTACGTCGGCGCGGTGTATCTGCGCGGTCCCGACGCAGGCCGGCCCAAGAGCAGCACCGTGTTAACCAACCGGGAATTTGACCGCTTCCTGATGCGGTGTGCGGCGGCCCATTCGCCGGCATCGCTGGCCCACCAGCTCGCGCTCGATGCGCAGCCGCTGATCCGCCTGCGCTTCGCCACCGATCCGCTGTTTGACCTGATCGACTTCGCCAAGGCCGGCGAAAAGCGCGAGGCCTACCTGCGCGGCATCTACGCTAATCTGCAGCGCCCTGCGGCCACTGCCGGCGAGCGGGTGTTTGCGATCGAAGAAATGCCCGATCGCCACCTGCAGACCATCGTCGCCACGCTCACGCACACCATCCAGCACAAGCTCGGTAAAGCCCACGGCCACCCCAGCACCGAGCACGTCAGCGGCACCCGCGCGCGCAGCTCGTCGTCGCACCGTGTCGGCCTCCGTGCCCGCAAGGTCCGCCCGGCCAGCGCGCCGGTGACGGTGCCCTCCGACCGCACCCGCTATGCAGATCCTGATCCCGCCTATTCCCCGCCCGTGGACGACGGCAACCCGTTCTGATGAGCCGCACCGTCACCGAGCTGGGCTTCGCCATCACTACCCCCACACCGGCCGCGACGCCGGGTGATGTCGAACGCCTCGCCTGCGTCCTTCGTGCAGCCGATGGCTGGCTTACGGCCGGCGAGATCGTTCTCCGCCTCGACCACTCCATGAGCGAGCGCGCGATCCGCGCCGCCGCCAGCGCCGCTGTTCCCGAGGTGATCAGCTTCCCCGGCTCCCCCGGCTATCGCCATTTCTCCCGCTGCACCGTGGACGAGATCCAACGCTGCATCGACACCCTCCGCAGTCAGGGCACCGAGATGCTCAAGCGCGCCGTCATTATTCAGCGCGCCCTGCACAATCGCCGCCTCCGTCCCCATTCCAATCAAGGGGCAATAATGGAGGCCGATTCCACTCGCTGCGCGCCCCACGTCGAGTGACTAGACTGTCCGATGCAAACGACAATCGACACCACCAACCTGATGACCGCCCCGACCGAAGACGTGCATGGCTTCTACGGAACGATCCTCACCGATGAAAAGCTCACCGAGACCAAGGCCAAGGCCGCTTGGGAATGCGCCATGCGCACGATCACGGAGGTCGCCGGCGGCAGTGCTATTCTCGCCCGCAACTTCCTCCGCGACTCACGCGGTCGCCATTTCGCCGATGCGACAAGCTGCTACCACGGCACGCTGGCCAGCCGCATCCAGCAGGCTTCCGGCGAGCGATGGGTAACGAAAACCCTCCAGCGCCTCGCGGCGGCCGGTTACGCCGACGAGCTTTTCGAGGGTGATCCCGCCCGTGATTAA